CTCGTTGCTCGTGCGCTACCTTCAAACCCTCTTCAGAAACTTCTTGCACAGCAGCCAAAAAGTCAGGCCGGTCAATAATATAAACCGGGCAAGGGAAATGTGTTGCCACTTGCAACTGTTCCGTGACTACTGGCTGCGAGGCATTACACATCAGGTTTCTCCACGTTTACCCAGTTGTCAAAGTCAAAGTAATACTGTTTGCCATCATCTGGGAAAGGCTCAGCCTCTTTCCAGTTATTATCAGGGCCACTCCAACGGTAAAACTTCCCATCGTTTGGTCGGGGGATGGGGGGCTTATACTTTACTTCTACCGCATCAAAGACCCACGCAGAAAAATTACTTGCGTATGGTCTATTTGCGTGAAAGCGGTGTGTGGCGGCAATACGCGCCGCGAGTTCATCTGCTTGTTTTTTAGTATCAAATTCGGCGCGCTCTTCAGGAGTCATATCCCGAACATCCCAAACGTCCGTCCAGACACCATCAATTTTTTGATAAGTTATCGTTTCGCTTAGAAAGACTTTATAGTCTTCTTCTTTTGGCCGCTCCACACGCACAAATGGCTCCCAGTTATCTGGAACTGAGCCAAATGCGTCAATAAGATTATCTTCAAGGGCCGGATGATTAACGGGAAATCCGTTTTCAACTTGAATATATAATTTCATTTATGGCAACCCCACACAGGTTGTTGGGAACTGGCGAGTCGCCCCCGGCCAAACAATTCGCACGCGCCCCGTAGAGCCTCCATTACCGGCGTTATAAGTTGCAAATACATTACAAGGGCAAGACCTGCAAATAAAACCACAAAAACCGCCTGATCCGCCACCACCACCGCCCGCAATTGGCAACGCCACGGTGTTGGTAGACCCACAACCACCGTCGCCAGCAGTAAGGCCAGCAGCACCACCAGTGCCGTTATTCCCGCTACCGTATATTCCCGTGTTTCCGCCTCGGCCGCCATTACGTTGTATTTGACGTATATATGTAGGACATCCGCAGCAACAAAAAAAGGATGTACTTCCACCACCACCGCCCGCGCCACCGGAACCAGCAGCGCCAGCATTACCACAAACACCTCCCGCGCCACCAGCACCACTGTAGCCGCCAGCACCGCCACCACCAGCACCCCAAGTACCGCTACCAGTACCCCCACTACCGCCGCCAGAATAGGTGCCTGAAACAGACCCACCTGAACCACCGGTATTGCCACCACCCGCACTGGTAGAAGTACCGCCAAAACATATAGTAGAGTTGCCCCCATTAGTAGCCGTACCGCCAACCGCACCACTCCCACCCGCACCAACAGTCACGGAGTATGATGATCCTGGCGTCACAGTTACATTATTTCTATAGGCCAACGCTCCACCACCAGCAGCGTTGCTTCCGCTGCCGCCAGCACCACCACCGCCACCAACCAATACCACAGATACGGACGTAACTCCTGCTGGGGCGACCCATGTGTACGACCCAGAAAATTGGTAAACCTGACTTCCAGGGCCAGCCGCCCCGCCGCCACCGCCAACAAACATCTGCATGATTCCGGTCATGTCACATTCCCCGTCACAACGCACAGCGTGCTGCTGATGAAAAGAACCGTTGCCACGCCACGGGTGGCAAGCGTCATGGAAGTTTTAACTGTGTTGGTTCCTGCAATATAGGCAGTCGGCGCAGAGCAGGTGATCGTGATATTACCCGTGGTGTTGTTGAACAGGGTAATTGCGTCGCCTTCTGCAAAGGTGGTGGTCGGGATGACGATAGCACCGCCTGTGCTGAGTTGCACATATTTGCCGACATCGCCCACCGCAAGAGTGTAGGACGCTGTTTTTGTTCCAACCGGCGGGAGATTACGATAACCAACAGCGTTTGTGCCGTCAACCGTGCAGTTACTCAGCGTGCCGGAGGTCGGGGTGCCCAGAATAGGCGTGACCAGCGTTGGGCTCGTAGACAGCACATTGTTGCCGCTGCCGGTTGAGGTCGTTACGCCTGTACCGCCGTTGGCAACAGGCAGGGTGCCGCTGACCTGGGTCGTCAGGCTCACCGCAGACAACGAACCACCAAGCGTCAAACTTCCTGAAGAAGTGACCGTGCCGCTGAGTGTCAGACCCTGAACCGTGCCAGTGCCGGATACAGAAGTAACCGATCCGCTGCCCGTGCCTGCACCGATGGCAGACCGGAAGGTGGCCGCATCCAAGGCGCTGACGGTGTTGTCGGCGTTGATGCGGGGGAAGGTGACCGCCGTGGGGTTGGTCAGCGTGAAGAAGTTGGAGCCAACCGTCGTTGCGCCGAGGTTCGTGCGCGCAGTTGGAGCACTGGTTGCGCCCGTACCGCCGTTGGCTACTGCCACCGTACCGGTGACGTTGGATGCGGTTCCCGTGGTGTTCTGGTTCAGCGTGGGGATGTCCGCTGCAACAATTGCCCGGAAAGTCGGCGCACCGGTAGAGCCGTTGGGCGCAGCCAAGAAGAAGTTGGCCGTCTTAGAGCCGTACGGATTGAGCGTATCGCCGTAGGCCGAGTTCAGGCTGATGGTCGGAGCAGTGCCGCCGCTAGAAGCCACCGGGGCCGTAGCACCCACAGAAGTCACCGTACCACCCGAGCCCGTAGCCGCAATGGTGATGGTGCCATTACCGTTGGTGATCGTGACGCCAGAGCCTGCGGTCAGGGTGGCTTTACTCAAACTGGTGGTGGCCGTGTTACCGATCAGCAGTTGACCGTCCGTGTAGGAGGTCTGGCCCGTACCGCCTGCGCCAACGCTCAAGGTACCAAAAGTCGGAGCGCCAGAACCGCCGCTGAGCAGCGGCTGACCGGAAGTTCCTGCCGTGTTGAAGGCGTAGGCTGAACCCGTGCCGTAGGCAATCGTGCCCGCCGTGGGTGTGGCCGTGCCGTTTGTGCCGCCGTTGGCAATCGGCAGCGTACCGCTGACATGTGTTGTCAGACCAATCTTGCCGTAGGACGGGGCAACCCCCACACCACCGGAGATCAGCGCGTTGCCGGTTGCCACGTCAGCAAGTTTGCTCAGAGCGGTTGTGGTGGATGCGTAGAGAATGTCGCCAACCGCATAAGAAGACTGGCCCGTACCACCGTTTACAGCAGCAAGGACGCCATTCATTTTGGACGCATCGTCCGTGGCGACCAGTTCAAAGTCCGTGCCATTCCAGGCAATCAGGGCGCAGCGTGCTGCGGCAACTGTCACGCCCGTGGTGGCTGCACCCTTGACCGTCACCGTTTGGTTGGTCGAGGTGTTGTTCAGAACCAGATAGACCTTGCTGGCAGACGGCACCGTGACCGTCAAAGCACTTGCAGGGTTACCCGTGCAGTTGATGATTTGGTACTGAGCAGAGCCCGTTGCTCCAGACCCAGCCTGAGAAAGCGCAGAACCGTTCGTAACGGACAGCGTTACTGCCGTCTGAGTGCCGCTGATGGTCTGTGCGCCTGCGACAGCCGCATCAACATATTGTGTGATGTAGCTGTTGACCGTGTCGCCCCAGGTGCCTGAGAGTTCCCCGGTGACCGGCAGGGCCAAACCCAGAAGGGAGGTATATGAGGTGGGCATTTAATGCTCCTATTGCGTTGGAATCACGACCCAGTCGCTGGATTCCGTGTTGTCAATATTCTGCCAGTTGGCGTTCTGCGAGTCATCAATAAGTGACCAGTAGAAAACACCAAACGAGCCTACTTGGCCCATCGCCTGACTGCCAGTGATCGCCACCAGCCGTTCACCAATGGACACGGTGCCTACGGCACCTGTTGCCGCCACGCCGGTTAGAGCGGCAATCTTATTGAACGCGACATCCCCGACTGCACCAGAAGCACTGACGCCTGTCAAGGCCACCGTGACATCAACACCGGGGGTGCCAACAAAACCGTTTGCTACAACGCCGTCTTCAGTCGGGCTGTTTGTTTCGGTGACATCGCCAACCTGACCCGCCGCAGATACGCCTGTGATGGGCTGCTCAACAAGACGAACCAGATTGCCCGTAAGGCCGGAAGCAACTACTCCGGTCAGCGCAACCGTGCGCTCGCCAGCCGTGATGTTGCCAACCTGCCCCGAAGCCTCAACCCCAGTCAGTGCAACCTCATGCGCCGGGGTAACAGAGCCTACGCCACCTTGCGCCTCAACGCCAGACAAGCTGAACTCGTGAGGGCCAACGCCCAGGGTGCCAACGGAGCCAAAGGCTACAACGCCGTCCTCGCTAGGTGCATTTGTTTCGGTGACGTCACCTGCATTACCCGCCGCCTGCACCCCAGTGAGCGCGACCTCAATCGTGCCAACCGCGACGCTACCCACAGCGCCATCAGCCTGCACTCCTGTGATGTCAGCGTTCTGGCTGACGACAGGATCCATCGTCCCCACAAAGCCAGAGGCAGCAACCCCCGTCAGTGCAACTGTGCGAGAACTCTCAACATCCCCAGCAAAACCATCCCCGTGAACCTCAGAGATCTCTGGGTTGGGGAATGGATTTACATCGTCTACGAAGCCTTCAGCTTCGACGTGGACGAGGCCAACGGAAGAAGCCGGGGATACCGTACCGGTCAACCCGGACGCAGAAACACCAGTGAGCGCAACCGTTCGTGCGCCAACAGTGACGGTACCTACCGCACCTGCGGCATCATCGCCAGAAATGGCAACCGTGCTAGACGGAGTTGCTGTGCCAACCGAGCCGGTGGCAATGACGCCGTCTTCAGTCGGGGCGTTTGTCTCTGTGACGCTACCTACCCCTCCCGAGGCAGCAACGCCTGTGAGCGCAATATTGCGCCCATTGACTGCAATAGAGCCAGGAGTGCCGGTGGCAGCAACGCCCGTTAGGGCGACCGTTACATTCGCCCCTGCCGTACCTACAGCACCACTAGCAGTGACGCCTGTTAGGGTTTCACCAAGTCCACCCCAAGCGCCACTGCCCCAGGTGCCACTACCCCATGAGGTGGGCACAACCCGGCTCCTTTACTGAGCCGGATTAGGTCGTTGACAGACGAATCAGCGCGGTCGAAGTCGTGTTCGAAGGCATCGTCAAGGTGAACGTGCCTGCGGTCACAGTCTGCGAACCGAAGGTGTGCACGCTGACAGCCTTGTTGGACTTGGACGAGTTGTAGATCAACACCGCGTCGAACGCTGTGGTCAGCGTCACGTTGGTGTAGGTCAAGCTCGCCGTGGGAGTCCAGTACGCCACGCCTGCCGTAGCAGAAGTGTTGGTGGACAGCGGAGACGTGCCGTTGGTCACCGTCACACCACCTGCGGTGTAGTTGGTGCCGGTCACTTCACCCGTGCTGGTATAGGCCGTGGTGCTGGCGTTCATCGTGGCCGAGGCCAGATACAGCGCAGCCTTGAAGGTGTCGCCGGTGCCAGTGGTGAAGTTGTGCGTCGCCGTCAGGACTTCCTGCATGAACGAGGTGCACATTGATTGGGTATTTGCCATTTCAGGCTCCTTTCGTTAACCAAACGATGCCGCTTCGGCACCAGCAAAAACGGGCATCTGCTTGAGCGTCACATGCACAGAGCGATGAACGAGTTCACCTTCGTGCCAATACTCGACCCAAGTCGTGTATTCGTGGTCATTGTCCACGAGACCTTCCTTTTTCTCAAGGAGGGATTCGTCCATGTCGCCTTTGGTAGTGAATACCGTTGCCATGCAGGCTCCTTACAGAATGCGAATCAACGCGGTTTCGGGGTTGTTGGTTGGAAGCTGGATTTGGAAGGCCTGGTTCAGCGTGGTCTGGTCTGAGCCGAAATTGATGACGGCAATTGACTTGCCTGCCTTCGTGAAGTTGTAAATCAAGGCACCCCGAGTCGTAAAGCTGCTGGCTGGCCAAGAGGGATTGTCAAACGACACATACGCCACATTGAGGCTCTGGCTGACGTTGACGGTGACATTGATCAGGACTTCGCCGCCAGCGGTGTACCCACCCCCAGAAATCTCGTTGGCTGTGCTGTAGGCAGTGGTGTACGGACCCAAGTCGGCCGCGGAGGTGTACAGAGCAATTTTCAATACATCCGCGGAGAGGTCCTGTTGCCCCAGCAAAAGCTGTTCTTTGAAACTGTTGGTCAAGCCTGCGGTAATCATGTCACTTCACCGGTAGTTTGACCTGGCCATCGCGGTAGGCATCGCCACGCTGCTTGGCATCGCCCAAGTTCTTCAACAGGGACAGTGCTTCGGCGTACTTTTGGTTGTAGAACGCCAGCAGATCTGGCTCGCCCTTCATGTACGTGTACGCCTCAACCAACGAGCCATACAACAGCACCGAGTCAAAATTGTCGCCCAGCCAGGAAGTGCCGGAATCGACAATCGAGGTCGGATAGTAGTAATAGTGCAGCTCGGCCTGGTAGTTGGCGTTTGGCGTCGGGCCCAGAATGAACGTCAGTTCGTTGGTGATGGCCCCGCCGCTAGTCGTAGTCGGGCCAAAAATGGCGTAGTACTTCGGCAAGCCGCCGGTCGTTGGGGACGGATACACCTGGCGGATGAAGTTCACATCCTTGTTCTGCAGGTAGGTGTAGTTGCCGTCGCCATCGATCACCGCCAACGAGTAGGCAGACAGGAAATCGTCCGGCGCAGCCAGGTACTTGTTGCCATTGGACATCACGCCCGTCACGTTTTTGCGCAGATAGGCAATCTGAACGGTGTTGTAGACCCGCTGTTCCGTCTGCTCGACGAAAACAGGGATTTGAGCAGCGAAGTCGCTGCTCGTGTTTTCCGTGTACGCCACGATGGCCGCACTAAGCTGGGCGTAGTTCATGTGATGCTGGTCCTCACCGGGGCCAAGTACCCAGTTGCCCACAGGGGTTTGGCGTACGGCATTGGCATCATACCGATGCTGGCAAACGATGTGTCAGTGGTTTCGCCCAAATAAATGGTGACCGCCATGCGGGCTTCGGGGCGGGGCTGATACAGCGCCTGGGGCTCAGTAATTGTTCGCTTGGGCTCCAACTGCGGGTGCTTAGGCTCGTAGCACTCCGGGCAGACCTTGAATCCCTTCCAGTCCTTGATCAGGGTGTTGAGCTTATAGCGCTGCCCGCACTGGTCGCACAGCGCAATCGCAAACTTGCCTGATGCGAACCCGGCACCCATTCCTTACCTCGTGGTGTAGGTCGGAACAGCGAAGTAGCTGGACCGCTCCCGGTCTTCAGCCGCGGCCCGAGCAAATTCTTCTTCGTAGAACTGCTTAAGGACGCCGATACGATCCGGGGCCTTCTTGATGGCCAGGTAGTACGCAGCCCCCGCAATCAGCGCCGGCAGGAAGCGGAAAGACACGTCCGCCGTGTTGGTGAAGCCGCCCGCATCTTGAATGCGGCGAATGGCGTAGTAGCGGAAGATGTACGCTGTCGTGTTGTCCGGAGCCGGGTACAGGAACAGCTTGGCGGGCACCGTACGCTGCACAAAATACTGCGCCGGGCGCGACTGCGTGTTCTTGTTGGGCACATGCAGGTACTCTGCATAGCCAATCCGGTCGATCGTGATGTCCTGCTGGTTCGAGGTGCCCGCATTTGTGCGGATAACGGCAGACAAAGCGTCCACCGTGTCGTCCGGGAGCTGATACTCGTACTGGCCAGCAACCAAGGCAATCTGCCGCTGCTCAATCGTCCACAGATTCAAGCCGCGGTTGGCCCAATCTGCGAACATGAGATTGATAGACCGCAGCGCGGTCTTCATCTCGTAGCCATCGCGGCCCTCTAGGCCGCAACGCTCGTACGCTTCGATGATGATGTCATCGAATTCGAGGTTGAAGGTTGCGGTCCCAGAGGTGGCCATGATTTAGTAGATGGTTGCCTTGCGAGCACGGGCAGCGCCCACGCCACGAACCTGCACAACGTCACCCTTGACAGTCTTCTTGACCTGCTCGTGCATGGTCTTGCCCTGCGGGCCGGCCGTATCCGGGCCCGAAGCGGCGATCTGGCCACCCTTGGGAACACCCTTCATGGCCATTCCGCCCTTGGCGAAGCCCTTCTTGGCAATGCCCTCGCCACGCATGGCCAGGCCGCCCTTCTTGTAGTTGCCGTTCATCATTTCTTGCCGCCTTTCTTGGCTGGTTTGGACATGCCTGCCTCGCTCAAGGCGATGGCCACGGCTTGCTTACGATTGGTCACCTTCTGGCCAGACGAGGACTTGAGCGCCCCCGTCTTGAACTCGTGCATGACCTTTTCAACTTTGGCCGGTTTCTTAGCTGAGGGCACTTCGCTGCTCCTTCATGTAGGCGTCTAACTTGCCTTCCAGGCGATCCAAGC